ATAGATATATGCATAGTCGACGAAGCTCAAGACCTGAGCTCGTTGCAGTATCGAATGGCAATACTAGCCTCCTCCCAAGCCTCGGAAGTTTACATTGCTGGGGACGATGACCAAGCAATATTTGGTTGGGCAGGTGCGGATGTTAATAAGTTCCTGAGTTTAAAAGGTGACAAAAGAATTTTGCCTCAAAGTTTTAGAATACCTAGGAGTGTGCATGCTTTAGCTTCTGATGTTGTTAGCAGAATAAAAAATAGATATGTTAAGCCATGGCAACCCAAGTTGGAACGAGGCACAGTAAATTATATTTCAGATGACGAAGGAATAGACTTCGGAGCTGATGAGGGAACTTGGCTTTGTATGAGCAGAAGTAAATACCTGCTTTACAGAATTAAAAGAGTTGTTCGGCAACAAGGCTATGCTTACACCTACAATGGTCAAAGTTCTTTAGACACCGACGAGACCAAAGCCATAACCTCATGGGAAAAGATCCGCAAAGGTAAAGAGCTAAACAGACCAGAAGCCAAGAACCTTATTGGCTTTTTCAATTTTAACGTAAAGCTCGAGAAAAAAGACACTTATAGAATAGAAGATCTTGGGCTTCCGGATGAAGCTAGGAGCAAAGATTGGATGGCAATACTAAAAGCACTGCCACCTGACGAACGAGAATATTTAAGATCTTGTTTGCGTAATGGTGAGAAGTTTACCGACAAACCAAGAATAACAATCTCAACAATACACCAAAGCAAAGGTGGCGAAGCTGACAATGTGGTATTGATTACCGACATGGGAAAGTTGAGTTGGGACAACCTAGGAACAGATGAGGAGAACAGAGTATGGTACGTTGCATTGACCAGAGCAAGGGAGAATTTGTATCTTGTACAGCCCAGAGGACTAAGATATTTTTCCATATAATTTGCAAGTCTTTGTTTTTAAACGAAAGAAAGATGTTTACATCTCTGTCTAAAAAAGATACAATGTTTATATGATTACTGAGAAAGGAAAAAATCATGGAAAATATTATATATACTCTTAACACCAAGAGCCTAGTTGTTAAAGCATATGAGTCCGAGAAAGTTGCTCGCTCTATGGGAAATGGTGTAACATTTTTCAAAACTGCTGATGAGCTTTTGGCTTGTCGTACTGTAACAGGATCTATTCTTGTTGATGCTTATAACGAGCTTGTAGAAAAGCCTGTTAAAAAATTCTCTGACAATAAAACTGGTGCTAAGCGTTTTATGGATGCTATTGCTGATATTCATGTAACGACCACACCCTTCGATAAAGTCAAGTCACCACCTCAGGTCGAGGCACTTCCAGGAATGACGCCACTCGGCATTGCTCCTAAGAAGCCTCGCGGTTCATTTGCAGGTAAGGTTATCAATGTTCTTGTTACTGCGAACCCTCGCAAGAAAAACACTAAAGAGGTTTGCGGTTATGCCTCGTTCCAGCTTCTGCTAAATCACGGTGTTGATATGCCTTATGAGCTTTACATTAAGCAAGGTGGTCGTCTGCAAGATCTAAAGTGGGATATTGACCACGCATGGGCTGAGGTTAAAGATGCGTAAAGTTGTAAAAGAAGTTCTAGGGTTTACCATCGAGCATGGTATTCCCTATTCTGAATTTGATAAGTCTAGAAACAAATGGGTCAGGCTTGTTAATGCAATGGCTGTAGGAGACAGCACTGTCCTTAAGACTTCAGGCGATGTTGTTTCTTTCAGAATGAATTGCAAAAAGCAAGGTTTCAAATGTTTGTCAAGAGCAGTAAGAGATGATAATGGAAATGCAACTAATGACATCAGAGTTTGGAAATTAAAAAATGAAGATTGAAATAATATCAGACGACAGAGTTTCGTCAGGTAAAAATTTATCTAGGGTCGCTTGGGAGCTGTCACGATCTCCCGACGACACCACTCCATTAGATACAATTTTATCTATCGACGCACCAGTCAACGAGATACCCTCAGTTGTTATGAGCGTTCAGTGCACAATATTAGAGCGAGAGATATTTGCCTCATTCAGAGATCACGTTATGTGGGCAAGAACCTCTAGAGTTGACGCACCTTCCGAGTTTGTTGTTCCAGAATACTTTCAGCTTTCTGAGGACAACGAAACCATATTGCTGCTTAAACAGAAAATAAAAGCCGATATGGATGCAGGTATTATTCAAGACGAGTATCGTTTGCACATGCCTATTTCTGCAATAACTTCTTTCACGACTAGGTTGTCTTGGCGAGGCTTGGTAAAAATTTATAAACTATATGAGCACCTTGCAACTATAAACGAATATTTCGTTATTGGTAAAACTGAGCTTAATAATAAATTTCAGCTTCATAAATATGCTGGCAACTATAGCTATGTCGATCCGATACCTATGCTTAAAGAGCATGAAAAAACCAGTGGTGTTATTGGACCAATAGTTACTGTGTGTCAAGAAATGACTATTGGCTTAAGAGCTCAAGTTGTTCGCCACCGCAACTATACAATAAAAGACAATCTTATGGAAATAATAAAGTCCGAGGATTGCTGGACGAGAACACTTGGCGACAAAATAACAATATCTATTTCAGCCGAGGTAGATTTTTGGAAAACTGTTGTCAATAAAAGGCAATGCTGGATTGCTCAGTATGGTATTTGGAAAGATATCATAATTGCTGCACAAGAATACATATCTGTCAGCGAGCAAGACCTGCCATGCAATAAAGGCTTTTGCCCTTATACAAGAGATGCCGAGCTGAGGCATACTGATGATGATCCTGGAGCACCTTGCCCCATTCATAGTGACTTAACCTCTACACCCATAGCTCAGAAGTACATGGACATGGTTCGTATAGAAGCAAGTTACAGACCTGCCTTTTGGCAAAAACATATAGAAAAACTGGAGAACGCATAATGACTATGAAAATTTATTTGGCTGGACCATTCTTTAACCCCAAGCAGATCGAAACGATCGAGGCTATCGAAAAAGAATTTGATAAGTATGGCTTTGATTATTTCTCACCTCGTAAAAGTGGTGGTGTAATATCGCATCTTTCCCCAGAGGATAGGACCAAAGCATCCAAGAGCATTTACGACAGCAACATAAGTGCAATGATTGATGCTAATGTTTTATTCGCTATTGTAGATGGTCGTGATACTGGCACAGTTTATGAGATGGGATACTTTAGAGCTTTGACTGATCACTTTAAATTTAAAAGCGAAAACAGTGCAGCTGAGCACAAGCGATATTCAATAACCTATACCAACGAGAACTTTGGCTTGAACATTATGCTTAAAGAAAGTGTTGATGCTCATATTGTTGGAATAAAAGATCTTGAAAAGTTCGCAGGACTTTCCTCTAGAGCTTGGGACAAACCTCAATGGGGTCGTTCCATGACGCATAATATAAACTGGGAAGACCATATTGGTCGTAGGCAGAAGATCCTAGAGCAGTTTCAAAACTTCAACCCAGATGTTGAATAGATGGATATCGTAAAACTATTCAGCGTTTCTCAGGGGATGTCTGCGATACAAAGATATTCGCAACTCCACTTGCTAAAGAGTGAGTCAGTAATGGAGCACACTGGTTTCGTGTGCCTCTTTACTTACACTCTTTGCGAGGAGATAAACTCAGTTTCATCCGATGCTCATAAGCTTGACACTGGCAATGCTCTTAAAAAAGCTATCGTGCATGATGTCGACGAGGTTATAACTGGAGACATTCCTAGACCAACCAAGTATTATAACGAAGATTCTATTGCCCTTTTCGAAAAGATGGCAGAAGCTGGAATTGACCAGATAATTAAAGAGTTGAATGTAGAAGGTCTTGANATGAAAACNGACTGGAAACAATCTAAGTCTGGAAAAGAAGGTGCTATAGTTGCATTTGCAGATCTGTCTTCGGTTGTCTATAAGCTTTGGGAAGAAATAATAATGCTCGGAAATAGGAAGCTGTTTCGTCAGGCTGAAGAAGTAAGTAAATATGTAATGAACTTCCATGACAGGATAAAAAGCGACAGCCTGTTCACTAAAGCTCAGCAAGTGATTATTTACAAATCGATAGAACAGCTTTACGCTATACTTCGTCAGATAGTTAAAACTTCTGATCCTATACATGGAACACTGACTGCGTTTGAGAACGAAGTAGAAGACTGGGGTTGCTCAGCGCATCACAAATAGAGAGAAGGAATATGAAAGAAAAATATAGTCAAGAATTCGTTAATAAAGTTCACCAATTAAAAGCAACAACATTTTCAAATGCTGATATTGCTAAGGAGCTTGATATAACTACAAGAGCAGTTTCTTATATTTTAAATAATAGAGAGTATGCTCAGGAGATTCCTAAAGATGAAATTTTAGAAATTTTCCACGAAGCAGTTGAAGAGGGAAAACCAACTCTTTGGCAGAGAATAAAAATGAAGCTAAAGTTTTGGCAAAAATAAACTTTATCTTTTAAGTAAAAAAGTATAGAGTTTTAATATTGAGAAAGGAAGTTTAATGAATATTTTTTATTTGGACACTAGTCCGAAAGAGTCAGCTATAATGCATTGCGATAAGCATTGCGTCAAGATGATACTCGAGACTGCGCAACTGCTATGTACTGCGCACCGAGAGCTAGATGGAAACTATTGGGCTGACAAGGTTGGCTTGTATCAGTCGACTCATAAGAACCATCCTTCAGCAGTTTGGGTTCGAGAAAGCTCCGAGCATTATTGGTGGACACTAGCATTGTTTGTGCACCTTTGCAAAGAATACACAGCTCGTTACAGGAAAACCCACAAAAGCGAACAACTAATTATTTTTTTAGGAACAGCACCTTTAACAATAAAGCATGGTGATTTTAAAGAACCACCCCAGTGCATGCCTGATGAGTATAAGTGCGAAAGTGCAATAGAAGCATATCGCAATTATTATTTAGGCGAGAAGATGAGTTTCGCACAGTGGAATTATAGTCCAACTCCGGAGTGGGTTTATGCTTAAAATAAGAGGAAATGACATAGAGCTTAACGATAAAAAAGTTGCTAGGCTCTTCGACCTTAATACCTTTGACAGAAGAGACCTAGAAGATCTTTTTGACAAAGCTAATAACTATGAAGATGATGTACGAAGTTCGTATGAGAAAGGGAGAGACAATGAGTGATCTTAAAACAATCGGAGACGTTGCTAGAAAACATCGCAGGAATAAGTCACCTATAGATTGCATGGAGGATGCTCTAGAAACTTTTAAGGAACGCAATAAAGTTTATGGTGATAATTACCANCGTCATGGAAAAGTAATGATGGCTTTATTCCCCAAAGGAGTTACTCTTTCAACAGAGAAGGAATGGAACAGATTCGGCATTGTAAATATGATTGTTGCCAAGCTGACTCGTTATTCCGAGAACTGGCCAGGATCGCACGAAGACTCAGTGCATGATATGGGTGTTTATTCTTTTATGTTGCAGTCCTTAGACAACGAGGACAAATAATGATTATATTCGATCTTGAAACAACAGGCTTACCAAAGGCTGAAGGATCTGATCTAGACTTGCAACCTAGAATTATTGAGTTCGGTGCAATAAGAATAACCGATGGTAATTTTGAAGAATATGATAAATTAGAATTTATGTGTAATCCTGGACATGAGTTAGATCCTAAGATAACAAAAATAACTGGAATAACAGACGAAGATCTAAAAGACAAAAAACCATTCGTTGCTCACTATAAAGATTTGTGTAAGTTCTTTTTAGGAGAAACTTCTATGGCTGCACACAACTTGCCTTTCGATCGAAAGATATTAAGGTTCGAGCTTGAGCGTCTTGATAAGGTGACTAAGTTTCCTTGGCCAATGGATCATATTTGCACAGTTGAAGTTGGGCAAAGTGTTTGGGGTAAAATGCGCAAGCTCGGAGATATCTATGAAGAGATAATGGGCAAGAAAATAGAAGGTGCTCACCGATCTCTAAATGACGTTGAAGCAACAATAGAAATTATCAAGTGGTACAAAAAGGAAGGACACATATAATGACAATTGCATTAATAGGTTTTATTGTTAGCTATGCGATTATTGCGGTGATCATGTAATGCTTCAAATAAGAGCTCGTACAGAATATTCTTTTCGCAAGGCTTATGGTCCAATCTCTAGCGTAATAGAAAGTGGTGGGGATGCCATAGGCATAGCTGATGTTGGAACTTGGGGTCATGTTCCTTTTAGCAATGCTTGTAAAAAGGCTGGAAAGAAACCTATATTCGGAGCTGAGATTGCAGTTGTTGTAGACTCCACCGACCGCACTAGGCAAACCGCAAACATGATGGCTTTTATTGCTAAGAACAACGAAGGCTTGTCAGAGGTTTATGACCTCGTAACAAAAAGTACGAGCAAAGAAAATTTTTATTATTTCCCAAGGATAAGTTACTCCGATCTGTTCGATATATCGGAAAATGTAATTATTATAAGTGGCACTCACCCAGAGTGGGGACTGCTTCCTTTGACCAGAAAAAACGATCTTTACATCGAGATAAATCCTATGAGTTCTAAGAAGGCTCTAGAGTTTTGCGAGAAAAAAGGTTTTAAACCAGTAGCAACCTCCGACAACTTCTATCCTAAAGTTGGTGACCGAAAGGCTTATGAGGTTCTGGTTGGCATGAATAGGATGGAACGAACTAAACCTATGCACTTGCTAAACGAATACGAGTTATTAGATTGCGTTCCTTGGCTTCCTGACGAGGCTATAGAAAACACCTACAAAATAGCAGACATGTGTAATGTTGATCTGCCTGTTGCTCAGATGATATCATTTACACCTGATAAAACTTTAGAGCAGATGTGTATAGATGGTGCTCCGGAAAGAGGAATAGATTTAGAGGATCCTGTTTACAAAGCTAGATTAAAGCGTGAACTCGAAATGATAGATCTAAAACAGTTCCATGATTATTTCTATGTTATTGCTGACATGATTAATTATGCGAAGCAACATATGCTCGTTGGTCCAGCTCGTGGTTCTTCAGCTGGCTCTTTGGTTTGCTATTTAACAGGCATAACGGATGTTGATCCTATAAAGTTCGACTTGCTATTCGAAAGGTTTATTGATGTTACTCGTGCTGACTTGCCTGATATTGATATTGACTTTCAGGACGACCGCAGAGAAATGGTTTTCCAATACCTGAGGGACAAGTATGGCTCCGAGAAAGTTGCTCACCTAGGAACAGTCAGCAGGTATAAAGCCAAGAGTACAATAACCGAAGTTGCCAAGGAGCTAGGTATTCCAGCTTGGGAAGTTAATGACTTAAAAGGTGCAATCATTGAACGTAGCGGAGGTGATGCTCGTGCAGCAATGTGTATTATGGACACCTTTAACGACCTAGACATAGGCAAGCAAGTTTTAAATAAATATCCGCAAATGCGAATAGCCGAGAAGATGGAAAACCATGCTCGCCACTCAGGAGTTCATGCTGCTGGAATTATTGTTACTGAAGATCCTGTTAGTAAGTATTGCTCGGTCAGTGCGCAAACTGGTGCAGCTCAGATAGACAAGAAGGATGCTGAGAATTTAAACTTGCTAAAAATAGATGCCCTAGGACTTAGAACACTATCAGTATTGCAAGACGTTTTAGATCAAGTTGGTTGGTCTAGGCAAAAGCTCGTAAATTTTCCGCTTGACGATGAAGCCTCTTTTAAAATACTAAACGACGAAAAATATGCAGGTATATTTCAGTTCGAAGGTTATGCTCTGCAGTCTTTAACAAGGCAGATGAAAATAGCAAACTTCGAGGACATTTGTTCTATTACTGCCTTGGCTCGTCCTGGACCACTAACCTCAGGAGGCACAACTCAGTTTATTAAAAAGAGGACAGGTGCTGAGCCTGTTTACCATTTCCACGATATGACTCAAGAAGCAACCGAGGTGACTTATGGCATTGTAGTTTACCAAGAGCAGGTGATGACGATAGCTCGTGAAATAGGCAAGCTGACTTGGGAAGAAGTATCTGAGCTCCGCAGAGCTATGAGTAAATCTTTGGGTGAAGAGTTTTTCGATAGGTATTGGCAGAGGTTTAAAGTTGGTGCTGAGGAGAACGGATTAGACGAG